TTATATCCATTTGTTCTTGTGGATGACCACCGGACCATTGCTGTTTATACAGACGTAATGCTTCTCTAATTATCAGAGCATGTTCAGAATTCAGTTTGATTTCATACATGGATGAACGTACGGCGAGGTTAGAAGAATCCAGGAATCAATTGACCAGTCACAGCGTAAGCTCCAATAGCAGCAACCACCCCTAGCATTGCCAAACGTCCGTTAAGAAGCTCGGCGTTTTCTTTGTTGTACATTTGATTTTTTTGATTTTTTAGTTTTTTTGCGAAGCAGTTTTTTGATGATCGCTTCTTTTTCTTTTGTGTTGAGGTTTGCCTTATCTCGTACTTCTTTTGCTGCCTTAATAGGGTTGGCAAGAATTTTCAAGATTTTTCGGTTCATTTCTTTTTCTTAGCAGTCTTTGCTGATCGCGCAAAGTTTGCAGCAGTTGGTGCACCTTTTGATCCAGGCGACCTCATTTTTTCACCACTGCCAGCAGCAATACGCTTCCGCTTAGCGTGGATATTTGCATAGAGTCCTCGTTTTGCAGGCATAATTAACACTTCCATTTACGTAGAGCCAACGCTTTCCTTGTCGGTTTACCGTTGGGTTTTTTCATTGGTCCTTTTACACCACTCATCCGTGCACAGAAAGAGCGTTTACGTGCCCCTCCACCAGGTTGTGGTGCTTTTAAATTTGATCCTGTTGCCCTGTTGTACTTTGCCCGGCCCTTGGCTGTAAGCCCCCCAGACCGTGACTTATGAGTACCCATCTTGAGACTTACATTCTTAGCCATTACTTTTTCCTTTTAGCCCTAAGCATTTTAAGGTCAGAAGCATCAATTTTATTGGGACTTCCCCCCATTCGTGCAATTGTTTTCTGTTTAGTGCTGAGTTTTTTTGCGGGCTTTTTTTTGGGCGGACGACCTTTTTGTGATCCGTATGTACCCTTTCCGTATGGCATAATAATTAATAAGTAAGGTTAGATCTGTCTAGTTTTTCAAATATATCCTGCCGATAAGCTGGGTCTCTGTCGTAACGTGGGTCAGACATTGCTTCTACAACTTCTGCCTGACTACGGAATACATCAACCTGTTGTCTAGGTGCACGACCAGTTGCCATTTCACCATCAAAACCAACAGACTTTTCCATCTCTGCTTTTAGACCAGAGACGGCCAACTTAATAAGACGTGCATTACCGCTATCTACAAGTTGGTCGAAGGCTTCTACATCAGACGGGTCTAGATTTTCTCCAGACCACGACATCAGTTGTTGATAACCTTCTTCACCACCAGCAGTGTTTTTGATTTGATTTACTTCAGATTCAGATAAGTCCACTGATGGTGCAGTAGGCAAGTTACCTTGCATCTCCATATAAGCATTCACAAGATCTGCACTAGACATAGAATTAAATTGTTCCATGACCTCTGGTGTGATTTCACCAGTTTCTGCATACATCGTTGATGCTTCTGTAATTAACGACTGAGCTGGAGATATTTCTACTTCTTCTTCGTCTTTGGTTTCGTCGGTTTCTGACACTGGCAATTCTTCGCCATTTGTTTCACCTAGTTTTTTTTGTAGTTCAATGTAAGCTTGCTCTAATGCCTCAGCATCTTTAAACTTACCTGCCAGCATCTGTTGCTGATCTGCTGCCGCCTGTTCACCAATAGCTATAGCTTCTTGCTCAGCTTCAGTGAATTCAGGGTTGTCAGCAGGGGTGGGATCATACGTCAGTGTAGCCATTTACAGTTTTTACTTTAAGGTTTCCAAGTCCAACAGTATTAACAATATTCTTAGGACGATTTGCACCAATTTTTGGTTTAGGTGCATATTTATTTTCAACTGCGTCTTCTACGGTTAGTTCTACTTTTTCGTTAGGGGGTTGTTTAACCTTCCGGGTCCGGGTCCGCTTCTTGGTTTCCTGTGAGTCCATTCATCATCTCCATAGCTTGTGGGTTCTTGGTGGGATCCGCCATCGGTGCTGATGCAAACTGCCCAGCCTGTTTGACTAGCTCTTGCTGTGCCATCATTTGCTGTTGTTCTTGCATCTGTCCTTGTACTTCTTGCAAACTCTTCACAAGGTTAAGTACATCGATACCTTGTGCAGTTGCAAGACGCTTAATAAACTCATCAGGGTTGATGAACTTAGCGATTGATTCAGGACCCATTGTCTGTGCAATGGTTGTGATGAACTGGATCAGTGATTCTCTATCTTGACCACGACCAAGTGCGTTTACACCAGCCACGATCTGTGGACGGACAATACCTTTTGGTAGCTTAGGTAGTTGACCACTACGCTGTAGCACCATCAAGGTACGATCAAGATATGGTTTAAGGAACTCAACAGTCAACAGTGAGAACATCCCACCTAGTTGCTGCTCTAGTTCCAGTTGTGTTAGACGTACTTCCTCTGCAGTTGTACGTTCTGATTGTCTGATGTTCAATACCATGAATGCATCAGAGATACGCTGACCTAATTGATTAGCCATTTCATAGGCTGTTCTGAAGTCAGCTGTTTTGCCAACCTGTACAACTTGTACATCATCAGGTCTACCTTGAATAATTGCACCGTTGCCAGCTTGAGCCAGAGTCTGTGGTTTAGTTGTACTTGAGGGTGATACAAGGAAGACAACCTTAGCGGCTGCTGCAGAGCCTTCTATCAATGCCTGAGAGAGTGCTTCGAGTGACTTTAGATCTCCTAGAAACTCTTCTACTCTGCCACGACCATAAGGTTCCCCATCAAATGTATTAAACCTAAGAACTAACCACGGCGTTGCATTTTTTGGTGCAGTGCTGGTGCTCTTAGGAAGCATCTTATCTTCTGCCTCTTGGAACCAGGTCCACCTACCGTTGTTCTTATCTAGCTTGACGTGTGTAAATACCTCAACGTCATCATCGAATGTATTGGCTCCAGTCTTACCGTTTAGACCACCACCAGCAGAGACTTCATTAGGTTTTTTCTCTTCAGCAGGTGGTAGTCCTAGTACACGACGACTGATCAGTTCCTTTGTGACAATCTCAATGACATTACCGTTGCCATCACGGTCAACCACATAACGATTCAGTGGGTAGTTCTTAAGTCCATCTTTACCCATGAAGATAAGAGAGTTACCTCCTACGATCAGATGTTTAATGGCTTGATGAACAACCACTCGATCATTTGATGCATTGATGTAGTCCATAACCATTCGTTCCATTTTAGAAAACGAAAGGTCAAGTTCACTACGAATTTCTGGATCAAGCTCTTCTCCTAACTTGTCATCTCTGACCTGTAGTTTAAAAAAGCTTGTCTGTGGTGGGAGCAAAGCAAGCATCAATTTAGATGCTAGAGTCACACACGCTTTAGCTCCTACACTTTGCCAAGGTGTTTTTAATGGCTTGTGATTTGAGTTTTCACCATCTCTCGAAATCAAATAAGGTAGCGTCAGTTGTGAGCATTCGTAAGCAACGTCCAGGAACTGTTGACGTTCACTTTGCAGCTCATTATATCTTTGACGAGCACTCATACGTTGAGTCCCCCTGAATCACTACCTAGATTCAATCCACTTTTTAGTGAAGATTGATTTATTCGTCCTGTCCTACCAGCTGTAGATCTTTGACCCCCGATTCTCAAGTCTGGCGCGGCACCAGCAGCTTGTAGCTGTACAGGTGCTTTTTTTGCAGCAGGGGGCGGCGGAGGGGCAGCAAAGGCTGGGGGCAGTGGCTGTGGCTTAGGAGGCTTAGGAGGTTTTGGAGCGTTGAAAAGGCACATTGTTATTCTTCCATGCGTTGTTTTAACCACTCGACAACATGTCTTTGACCAGCTTGATACATAATCTTTTCCATGTTGTCGTATGGTGTAGGTTGAACTGGTGGAAAGTTTTCGTCCATCTCTTTTAAGATGGCATTAGCTTGTAGACCATATGTCTCAAGCTGATTCATACTAATCGTCATTCTTTTTGTGGCAGGATCTACAAGTTACTTCAGTGATTGGATAGTTAGCATTCACTTTAATCTCATCACCACAAACCTTGCACTTCATTATCTTTACTGGATGTAGTTCCATTATGCATAGCTTGGTAGGTTTACATTGCTATGCTCAAAGAACGCCAACATACGACCTGATTTTGTCGCAGAAAAGTTTGGAGCTTTTCCTTGATACATCAGGTTATCGCTGGAATCCAACCAAAATTTTTTGTCCAAATATCTTGACTCAGTATTTGTACTTAGGGGCTCCATGACCCAATTGATTGTCGCCTTCCTCAGTTTATCCAAGGAAGGAGAGTATTTGAGTCCCAACTCTTTACACACGATGTTGTTTGTAGCGACGTGAATTTGTTCCAATTTGTTATCGTAAAAGCTCTTTATCTTTTACTTCTGCATCTTTACCATTGATGCAGTTCAGACTATATCTTCATCCTATAAGGATGCTAGGCACTCGTGTCTCCATTACTGTGTTACCACTCGGGAGTTAGTCGTTGAACCTTCCAACTTGTAGGCTGGCTTGGCTGCTGATTGTCCATTTAGGAGGAGTTCCAGCAATTCACCTAGTTTTTTAAAGTAGGGACCAACTAATCAATCTCTACTGATATCTGCGCTGACGGTTCGCATTGAAGCTGAACCATTCCACCTAAGAAACGGGAGTAAAACAAAGAAAATTGCAGTTTCGGCAACTTTTGCTTTGAGGATAGTGTGATCTGGATGCGACACCCACGCATCACGGAGAATTTTCGCCTCCTTTTCAGCCTTAGGATCAATGCCGTAAGCATCGGCGAGGAAACCAAGAGCCAGGTCGTGCTTTTCTTCGTCTTTGACATTGGATTGAAGTAGCTCCCGTGCCAAAGGCGGAACGTCAGAGGCCAAAGCATCATTGATAAAATCTCCTACAGGCAGTTCCATATGTCGTAACGCGAGTGCTCTGTAAATAGTTTCCTCAGAGCCTTCTATTACCTTCCCAGCATCACCTTTAATTGGTGTCCAGGTTCGTTTTCTTGCTAATAGTTTTTCGTATGGGTTAAGTCTCATTCTTGACAGTCACAGGTAAGTTGTTCGTTTGCAGAATCTTTAAATAATTTGGCCAAATATTCGTCTACATCAGCTTCATCCAGTGCAGCGTAAGCATCACTTTTGTCTTGTACATCCGACATCACTTGAAGGCTGTAGTACAAACTTGTTTGCGGTCCTACCAGCCACTCCTCGATAAACTCACGATCGTATGTCACCATATCTGACCATGAATTGAATGAGTAGCTGTGCCATAGTCCAGTCCGCTGGTACATCGTCACAATTCCATTTGCGACAATGCAATAATCATCCCAGCCAACTTCACTGGCGATTTCTACATCACCGTAATTGAAAGTTTCTGTACCAAACGTCCCGCTATCACGATCAACAGTTCTTGCTATTGGTGGTGCAATCTCTGGTGTGCAGGTGTAACCGTCAAGGTCTCGTGAGCGGTAGCTGCAAGACGCTGTAGGGGCGATAGCAAAGGCCCTCTCCATCTTGTGCTCGCGTGCAATGAATGCAGCTTGCTGGATGCCATTCTGTAGAGCTGCTGCGAGGTTATGGGCGATTGTCCACTGGACCTCTTGATCTTCATTCAAAATGTCCCATAGTGCATTACCAAAGTCGTGATAAGTCACCCCATATCTTCGTAGCAGGTTCGCCAGTCCGAGGATACCAAGTCCCACCTGTCGATCAGTTTCAGGAGGTAGGTATTCTCCTGTTTCATCGACTCCAGTTTTGCCATGTAGGTCGCACAATTCGGACATTCCTTGCACGAATGCACCACTGAGAGTTTCAATTTTGCAGGCTCCAAGGTTGATGTGGCTCAAGAGGCAGGATCCGCGTGATGGCAGCAATACCTCTAGACACACATTGGCGTAGATTCTTTCTCCTTTGTCGTTGTACCTGATCTTGGTCAACCAGATGTCACCAGATGCAATACCTTTGTATAGCTTTTCTCTGGTCTCTGAACGCATGTTGTGCCACATTGGTGGTGACAGGTTCACACAACGTTTTACCCATGGCAATGCTTCTCGTGGAGCTTCGATAAACTCATCAATGTCTGCATGATCCGCGTCTAAATGTAAAACTATGGCACCATTTTTGTATTTTCCACCGCGTCGGATAACCTCATTAATGACGCTGAATATTCTGCCAAATGATACGACGCCAGACGCAACAACGCCTGATGGCCTCTCGTGCCCTTGTGGATCGAGGTTTGATAAATGGATTGAAACTCCTGCTCCATATCTGAGGCCGTGGATAGCAAAGCGGATAGAGTTTGTGATTCCATCGGGACCATCTAGTGAATTACTTGGTACATGAACTGTGCAGCTCACAGGGAGGCGACCCTCAGGGTCGTTTTGCCAGGATTCGACCCGGCCAGTTTTACTAATAAGGTTTGTCATACTAAATCTCCAAGGATTGGGTTTTTATAATTAGGTCCCTTCAGAACCTTTCCGTCTTCTCTATAAATAGGCTCACCGTTTTCATCGAGCTTTGACATGTTTGACTCGTGAACACGTTTCCAAGCCTCATCTAAATCCCAACCCATGTTTTCAGCAAACTGCCATACGACATACAGCAGGTCGGTAAGTTCTTTTAATGCAGACGCACGGTCTTCATGATCAATAGCATGAAGAAACTCTAGGTGCTCCTCAGCTACTAAATTAGCTTGCATCTGAATGTTGTCGATACTGTTCGTCAAACCGTAGGCTTTCCTGAACTCTCTCGCTTGCTTGCTGTAGGTGGAATTGAAGCTCATTTTCTAAATAGTGGATTGCTTTTGCTAAATCTTTTGCAGCTGTGTTATCTGGTTTGTGACCAGCTCTCGTTATGTATTTAATTGCACACCCAAGGTGATAATTTAGTTGTTGGTCTCTGATGAAGTCCCATACTTCGATTCCGCCTCGGGTGTAATACTCTGGTGTGCGGGCCAATTGACCAGCAGGTTCTTCATGTTGTTTCCCAATACGAAACATTGTCTTTGAAGTGCAATAAATAGGGTGATAATGTCTTTCTTGTCAGCTGCTGGTAGTAGATCAGATAGTTGACGTACTTTGAACTCCTGCTCCATTGTCAGCTCTGTTACTGGCAAGGGTGGGATGCCAGGGGATGACTCGTCCATCTTTGTATAATTCTTTGGTTAGTATTCGTGCAAGGCGTGCATTCATAAGTGCATCCTCTTCAGTCATGTTTTTTTCAGCAAAGGCATCGACTACTGTTTCCCATGTACAGCCGTTCTTTTCCAAGATTGCTGCTGCACGTTTAACACCAATGCCTGGTATTCCACTGTAGCCATCTGTCATATCACCACTCATAGTTTGGATGAAGAACCAGCGTTCTCCCTCTTCTGGTGTGATGGTGACAGTCTCATCTTTGAAGTCATAAAGTTTGCCAGGGATTTGACGCATGTCTTTGTCTGGTGAACAAATGATGTGGCCGGGGTTCTCAGTCGCATAGATGCCAAGAGCATCATCAGCTTCAAGATCATCGATCTTAATTACCTCATAGGTTTTACTTAGTTCATCAATAGCTCTTTTGTAACCACAGGGCTTCTTACGATTGCGGTGACCTTTATAATCGGCTGCAATTTTTTTTCGAAAATTTGTGGCGGAGGAGAAAAAAAGTATAAGGTCGTCAAAAAGACCAAGATGAGATTTGACATTGTAAAGATCACGTTCAACAAGTTTCATTACCTCTGAGAATCGGCTAGTGACAACAATGACATCATCACCAAAGTCAAAGTCTTCCTCTGCAGCTGCACAGCATTTGTAGACAATAAAGTCAGCATCGATCAGTAAACTCATGACCAGAAATCCTTCCAGTTAGTAGGGTACTTTGTTTTTTGACCCCAAGATACAGCGTGATTACCGGTATCTACATGAACTAAAAATATACCCTTTTCAGGCATATTATGTGTAGAACTTGCTTTAACATCAATTGAAATTTTTTCACCATCTTTTTCGATGATAAGATCTGTTTTACCTGAGCTGCCGACGTTTTTGTAAACATGAGCGCCTCTCTCCATAGCTGCAACAATAACTATGTGTTCATAAAGATCACCTTTAAAATTTGGGTCAGTGTGTCTCGGCCCAACTGTTACCTGACTTTGCTTCTGCTCCGATTGGAACTCTGAAGTTGTAATATTCTCCTGCTTCTGCTGCTGAGAGTACCAGGGATGCTTGTAAATCTTGTACATGTAAAGGTAGAGTTTCAAATTGCAGTTCGTCGTGAACAAAGGCCAATTGATGAGCCTCTATTCCTAGTTCTTTAATATTGTTATTAGCAATAATTAGCCACCTACGCGCTATTACTGCCGCAGTGCTTTGTAATAAGTAGTTGAGAGTTTTGTGTTTTGAATCCAAAAGAACTCGCCGACCGTCAATTGATCGTAGAAAACCTCTTTTAAATGCTGATTCACAGGCGGCAAGTAACTTGTCAAGACCAGGGATAGCTTGAATAAATGCAGCTTTAATGTCCGCACCTTTTTTTGCTGCTTCGTCATCTGATAGTGAGGAATCAAATGATTGCCCGATTTTGAGATTCGACGCACCATATAAGAAGCTGTATTGGACAACTTTACATTGGGATCTTGAAATCCCAAGCTTGTCCGCATTGACTTGATGAATGTCATCATTGAGTAAAGTATCTGCATAAGTTGTGTCGTAACGGCTTAACCAATGAGCGAGGCAGCGCAGCTCAATAGCAGATAAGTCAGCGCCAACAAGTGTGTAACTGGGGCTCGCGATAAATAGTTTTCGAAACTTTGAATCGCTTGGCACTTGAGATATATTAATTTTTTTATGGACACATCTGTAGGTGTTGGTAGCAGTTGAACAGTGGTGGTGAATACGACTAGATGTCGTACATAGCTTCAGCCAGGCGTTTACGCCGTGCGACATCATTCCAAGTGTCTTCTTGATCGTCAGTGCCCGCGCAAACTCCGCAGCTATCGGAATAGATAGGGACGCAAGAACAACTTCGTCGATTACGGGTTTCTTGGTTTTCGTAGACTTTTTCTCCGCTTCCCAGCCGTAGTGCTCTTTTAATATCCATGCTATGTGGTCTCTTGAGGTTACATTCAATGCTGTTATTCTTGTGAACTCGCACCCCTTGATATATCCTCTTGATTTATCATTTCGGCTTGGAGTGAAAGTACTTGTTGGCACGTAAGCGTGCCGCTGTTGAAGTACTCGACTAATTTGTCGAAGTTCTTCTTCGAGAGACGATGCAAGTTCCCATGCAGCATCTTCATCAAATTGCCATCCATAACTTTCTTGTTTTTGTAAGATTTGTGCGGCTTGGTGCTCCATTTCTACGAACGGAGGAATTTTGTCTCGAAGTGATTCCATAGTTTGGTGGTGACTATGATGTCTTGTTCGCAGTAATCTTCCATTTCCTGACTCCATTCTTTCCAATCAGTGTCTTTACCAAAGTTTCCTTTGTAGACACCAAGTCTGTAACCGTAGGACTCAAGACTATGCCGACCAAACAAGTTGATAGGCATTAGATTCCATTTTTTAGCTTGATCAACCTTGAGTATGTTTGGGTGATACAGCCTGCTACATAGCAGAGTATCAACTACGTGTTTATAAGTGAACCACGGGTAAATTTTTTCAATAATTGGGATGTCAAAGTAAATCACATTGTGTCCAATTATGGAGTCTGCATCAGCAAGCATTTCTATGCCCCTGACTATTGGTTCTTGATTCCCCTGATCATTAAAAGTGTAAGACTTGTTTGCATCTAAGTCATGAATACATAGACAATGGATTTTGGTGAAATCATGTAGGAGACCGTCAGTCTCTAGATCGAAGATTAAGTTCACTACCTGCCCATTGGTAAGTTTTATCGACAAACTGTGCTCGTTTAATAGCTTCAGAAGTCGGGGGGTTCGGTTTCTTGAGAGAAGTAATCTGCTGCGTTTGTTTCATAGAATTTACATTTATTTAGGTCGTATTCGAGCGTTCCAGCTGGGCCAGTCTCCCCTGAATAACGATTTTTAATGAGTCGCAGAGTCGTAGCATTTCCAGCAGACTCGCTCTGTTGATCTCGTTCAATGGCAATGACCATATCTGAGAGTTGAGCAATCGCTGCTGATCCACGCAACTGTCCGAGATTGACCTTTGCTCCTTCTTCATGGTTTTGATCCGTTTGTGTTCGTCTTAAATGCGATACTAAAAACATTGATACTTGTGTTCTTTCGACAAGGGACCGTAGCCGGGTCATTGTCTTGTCGATTTGACGGCGTTCATCACCATCTAAACCTGAAATAAGGATGGAGAGATGATCAACAAAGATGACTCTGCAATCAAGACCAGTTGCTAGATATTCAACCCTGTTGTAAATAACATCAGGATCTACACTACCGAACCCGTCATAGAGAAATAGATTCCAGCGACCAATAGAATTATCAAAAGCTTTTGCAAGTTCTTTTCTGTCGTGTTTGCCTATGTGGTAAGCCTTCTCTGCATTGACAGACATCAAGCCAAGGGCTGTTCGTCTATTTGACTCTTCCAATGCGAGATACCCAACCCGTTCGCCTTTGTTGAGAAGGTGACATGCAAGCTGACGGCAGAAGGTGCTCTTTCCAATGCCAGTACCTGCAGTAATCGTACAAAGCTCTCCAAGTCTGATCCCGTGAGTTCGTTCTTGGAGTCTTTCGAATGGATAGTCGTGCAGGCTACTGTCTGTTTGGTTAGTGACGTCTTCATAGAGAGTTTTTGCATCAATGATTCCATCAGGTTGATAAGGATTTGCTTTATGTATTGCTTGTTTCACTGACTCAAAGTCATTGTCCTGCAACGCCTCTGAAGCATCTTTGTAAGTCGGTAAATGAGCTACAAAGGTTTTACCTGGTGGAAGCACTGATGCAGCATCTTTGACAGCTTGCTGACCAGCATCGTCGCCATCAAAGAATAAGACGATTTTTTCGTAGCCTTGTAGAAACTCTAGGTTTTGCTGGATGGATCGTTTAGCGGCTGCCGCGCCACTAGGAAGTGAGACCATTGGCCATCGTGGCATCGCCTCCGCACCAGACGCTGCGTCGAGTTCACCTTCAAAAATGACAATTGTTTTCCCGTGACTGGGATACAAGTTTTGTCCAAAGAATCGGCCATCGGTCGCACCTTCATAACGAAACTGTTTGTTTTTTGTTTTAGTTTTTACACCAATCACCCGACCACCTTCATCGAAGTAATGAAAGCGGAGGCTTTCACCATCCATGTAGATTTTGTACAACTCACATGTTTGTTGTGAGATGTTTCTTTTAGGAAGCCTTGTTGCTGCACCTTTTAGCTGTACGTTAGTAAAGCTGGTCATTGGCCCATCATCTGATGATCTGGTGTGGTAATTACATGCAAAGCAGTGTGTATGACCATCTGAGTACAATGAATTAGCATCAGATGATCCACAATGTTCGCATGGTAGATGTCTGACAAACTCGCTATCTAGGTCAGCCATTCAACAGGAATGTCATAGTAGGAACAATATTGAATGTTGTGTTTCTCACACCAGGAGGCATACGTAGATTTAGAACCTTTGTATAACTTTTGATATGGTTTTTGAAACACCATGCGGATGTCTAGATCAGGGTTGTCTTTAATCACAGCAAGCATCTTGCGGCGATCTTTTGAACTGAAGTAGCCTTTAGCTTCAAGGTGGATGCCATTGGCTAGTACAAAGTCGGGTGAATACTGACATTGCAATGTGTAAGGAACGCGGGTTGACTCGTATTCGTAAATGACGCCAATTGTGTCTAATGTCTCAGCAACTCGCTCCTCAAGACCGGAGCGGTATGTCATTAGAAATCCTCAGCTCCTTCACTAGGCTCATTAGTTTCAACATATTTAACGTTCGGGTCATCAATACTGAAACCCTCTGATTCACCAAACAATGCAGCTGCAGATTCCTCACTGAGATTGCCAGAATCAGACATACCATTAGCTGCAATGCTGATGATCTGAATTGCCTTGATTCTCAATGCTGTACCTACACTGTCAGGCAGTGAATATGGCCTCTGTTGGAATGCAATCTTGCATGTTGATCCACTGTAAAGAGGCAGGTTGCCTGTGACTGGTGCCCCTTTCGAGTCAACAATCGGAACTACTACATCTGGATTCCAACTAAATTTTACTTTAAACTTACCTTCAGCAACTTCTTCCCAAGGTTCCAAGCGTACGTTCACACGTTTTGTCTTAGCCTTACTTTTCGCCCAATTAAGCATTTCAGGCCGTTCATTAGTCAGTGCATCAATATGTTCACCATCCATCACAATCTGCATAGAATGCTTATTGAACTTGTTAGGTTCAAAGATGGATTGATAGCCATCAAGGATGACTGGATTTGTCGTAACGTAGGTGGTGTAAGCCATATTAACAAAAGAAATAGGTGGAGTTTGTAACCGTTTTTGGGTCTAAATCACCAACAATTGGTGGGTCTGTCTCAGCCCCAATTTGCTTAGCGAAATCCGTTAGGAAATCATTTTCAGCGAACAGGTGTCTGTAAGTTTCACGAATCATCGTGTTGAGACTGGACATATCTGTTGCACGACATAACACTGAATCGTGTATGAGTGCAATGGGTGCGTCAAACTTGAGTGCTGTTAAATGTAAAATTGACGCATCAAGCGAATGAATAAGGTTTGGACTTGTGGCATTCTTGTGGTGTCGGATGTCAGGCTGATCAGTTTCTTCTCCAAGGGTGTATTGGAATCTATTTCCATACAATTGAGTTTCAATTCTTTGCCCTCCTTTGTATTTATTGAGTTTTTGTTTAACTATAAAACCTGATGGTGTTACCCATTCAAGTTCTGTAACGCCACGTTTAAATGCATTACCAACTTCTTTTTCAATCCAAGCCATTACAGCCATTGGACCTGGAACTTTTTCATACATTGCATTTCTAACAGCTTTTACAACATCAGTTAAAACTTTTGGTTCTATCTCAATGTTGTGTTCCCTCAAAGCTTCTCGTATGTATTGACGATTGCTGTGAGGTTTGGCGTTGTACGGCAAGGTCATCACACATCTTTTCACTGATTTTCTATTCCATACATGATGGAACTCAACAGGAATTTGTGGTTTTGATGTTTCTGCTATTACTGCATAAGCATCTTGCACTGTGTCTGATGGTGTTACATTGACAAGCTTTGCTGCACTTTTATCTCGTGCAAGACCAGCTAGCACTTGAATGCCACTGCATGTTGCATCTACCGCAACTGGTAAATGTGTGAACTGTCTTGTGCATTCAATGACACAAGCGTTGTATTCTTCACATGCAGCTAGGAATTGGAATGGTTCGTCTGCTACTTCCCAATCAGCTATACGTCCGATTGGATCAATAGCTATTCTATGGATTAAAGATTCATTGTCTTTCGCCCATTGCATTCTCTCTTGCATTGTGGATTTATCAAGACCAAAGCAAGTTGATACTTGAAACGCTAGCCATTCTTCTGCCTCTGGTGTGACATAGCTGCCCTCATAAAATTGAAGAAGTGATTTACCAAAGTCAGTACATTGTGGCGTCAGAAAACTAGGGATTGGGTAAGCTCTACCTCTGTAACAAAATGACCACGGAATGTAAAATTTCTCTTCATCACGAAACAACTTTAATGTTTCAAGCGTGATGCGAGTTCTTACTGTTTTTCTTAAGTAAGAGTAATGAGCATTTTCAACTTGTGCTCGTGTTCGACAGTATTCTTTTCTGGATTTTTCATTGGTTTCAATGTCAGCAGGTTTAGGTACAACTTGTACTTGTCTAACTGGTTTAAATTTGCCGATCTCAATCCCTTGTTCCCATAGCGTGTCAGATACCTCAGCTATAAACTGATTGATTTTGTACGCAGTTTTCTGAATTTTGTTCAGGAACTGTACAGGCGTTTCCCCCTGTTTAAAAGAGGGGTTGGACCTGCGAACCAAACAGCAGTTTTTTGTCAGTTCATTTGTGTAGTAACCTCCAACGTAATCACTGGTCCAATCGTTAGGCTCTACTAACATTGGCAGCTTGATAGGTGAGAACAACTCTGCAAGCTCAAAAATCTCTTTTTGATGTTTGTAGAATGATTCTGATGGTATAAACGTGCTGTATTTCTTTGACTTCTTGATTTTAAACCAATCAGTAATCTCACAAATAGCGTCAGCATACCAAGATCCAATCTTTATACGTGTCGCAGGGGGCCATGCTTTGAATGGTTCAACATCATCAACTCTGTTCCACAGCGTGCGTGTTGTACCGATCTTTTGACCTGTACCCATTGCACTGTGCCAATAATTTTTGACAAGGCTGTTGAATAAACCAGGATGTGTCTTTCGATAATACCTGATTTGACATTCATTTTGTATGGCTACACCAATTGAATCCGCGATGTTGATTATTGTCTTGTGTTTTTGTTTTCGTGAAAACACACAATCAATAAATAACTTCAAGGCAATAAGACAAGCGGACTCTTTGTCAATGTTGTTGAGTAAATACTGTATCTCAGCATACATTTTGCCATTGTTTCTTGTCTTTATACGATGTTCAGTTTGCTCAAGATGTCCCACCAAAGCAGGCAAAAGATTATCAATAATACTATTTCCGTAAATACTTGCGCTTGCATAAGCTTGTTCCTCTAGTTTACGAGTTTGTTTTTGAAGCTTGTGTACACCTAGTTCAACTTGTTTTGTTTCAAGTTGTACTTGACGCTCAATTTGTGCTGGTGTAGGCATCGTAGTTAAGGATAAGGTTGTATTCGTCGCTGACTTGACTCACTAACAATTCAACTAATTCATGCTCATGCGGATGATCTACACAAGCATGTAAAGCTACCTCGAAGTATTCGAGTACATCTTCTTTTGTTTTCATTAATTGTACAAGCGGTTAATTAGTTGCCGTAGAACTTTGCCTCTAGTTTTACTAGCTCCCAAAGATAAAGTTCATGGTTTGGATCTACATCTTCTGCCTCTTCACAGAGATAGTTGATGTATTGCTCGACTAAGCTAGTAGTTTCATCCATTCTGGTTGTCCCAGGTGTATGTACTCACGTGTTGTGTGTACGTTTAGAAGTTAGTCCTTGTGTAACGGAGCCGCCATCACATACCGCTTTCCCTTAACAATTAGCTTCATAAAACTTTTCATGGATAACCAACAACGCCCGCATCTGTAGCAACAGAGAAAGTTACGTCAGGGTTCTTCATTAATGATTTAACTTTTCGTACGGCATGTCCACGGCTTTTGTATGCGTGTTCTCTGATTTTTCCGGTGGTTTTATTTGTCACGCGGATTACTGAGTGGATGCCGGGCACTAATTCGTGGGAACAAACACGCCATTCGTAAAATTCGTCAAACGGTAGGTCATCAAACATGTCACTGTCGATGTCCATGATTACATCCAATTTGTTTGGGTAGTAATCTTTTGATGTCATTTTGATTGGCTCAACATCAATGAGTGTGTAATTCATCTGGTTGCTTACCTCCAAGCCGATATATCCTGCCTCCATGGCATCATCAGCAATGATAATAATTTCACCTTCGATACAAATAAGTTTAAAGTATTTCATAAGTAAAGGTAATTTATGGCATTAAAAAGGCCCACCTATGTGAGCCTGCGTCCTTGCGATGTCCTAACGTTTTACATTAGTAACTCCATCATGGGTAGTAGGGCTTCTGGCTTGATATCTCCATAGTCTGCTGTACTTGTGCCGTCTGATTTTCCATGGCCGTGGATTAGTTTGACTCGACGATCTTGGTCACCAAACTTACTTTGAATAAGACCTGATCCATAATCTCGGCAATCTTTTGGACAAAGATTTACCTTGGTATAGTGATACCTTATGCTAGCTCCCCAATCCAAAGTAGGACGTTTCTTAAAAATTGACCCTTGCTTTATTGTTGATTGGTTGTACATGTCCATAAGTAATTGATAAAGAGGCTCGATAATTGGCAAAGTGCGTCCACGCTGTGTTGTCTTAAGTTCCCTTAGTTCATTAGCCTGAATCGATAAAGTACGATTGTTAAGATCTATATCTTCCCAAACTAGCCCTTCAATCTCACCAATATGTCCAATTGTCCATCGCATACACCAATGGGTTCTGATATATGTGTCAAAGTATTTGTTCTTTTTGCCTAGTTTATTCAATGCAAAGTATGTATCAGCTGGCAATATGTCAAGACATTTTTCTTCTTTAATGACGCCTCGTGGTCCTTTGTTGACCTTGATGCCCATTATCTTTCCTGTATCAAAATACAGCTCATCGACAATTTTGTAAGCTTGTGCATACTTGTTGACAGTTTTTAGTCTGTTGTACTTTGTTTTGAAGCTGCTGTGTTTATTGCATGTTGATACAAGATACTCAATGTACTTTTCTACTATTTCATGAGTAACAGTGCTAAAAGATTTGCATCCAGATTGTTCACTGAATAGCTTTAGTTCAGTCCTCCATCCTCTTACTGTAGACACGGATGGTGCTACCTTAAGTTTAATCCTGTCAATGACAATACCAAACTCATTGTCTACATTCTGCTCGGCTTTTGTTTTGATGAAACGGTGATCAATGACATCTAATGTGTCGATCATTTCGTTATCACCCATGTCGCTGACATATACATCACTGGCATTAACTACGTCTTGTAGACGTATCTCTAGTGATGGCTCATGCCTGCAAATCGTGATGATCTTGTCCGTTATTTCTAGGAGCCTCAAAACCTCCCTAGTTGCTTCCTCCTTGGTGTTACCTGCCTTGGCTGTCCAGACACGTCCTAGGCGTCCTTGTAGAGCCTCTGGGACGGCTCTCTGGAAGTAGTAGCCATTGCGTCCCTGTCGTTCCTTTAGATACCGAGTCATGTTGTACGGTGGATCGAGCTTGAATTGTTGGCTAGGCCCATTCCTAGGTCCAAAGCACGGCTGAGAAGCCTTGCTGTTAGTGGTCTATTCGGTTTTGCCTGTTTTTCAAGGTTCCAGAGATGAATCGTCGCAATAGTTGACATTGTTGAGAATCCTTGTGCTGGAGTGAGTTTGCGGCTGCGTCCTTGTTAAGTCGTAACGGATTCTAGGTCCAAGCCTAGGTCCACTGTTTGACAAATAAGCTCATTATTTAATAGGTTGAAGCTATAGCCTCTGTGCTCATTCTGCGGCATAATTTAAACAAAACCTTTAATGGGTCTGCGTTCTTGTATCTACTTCCGTTTTCTGTATTGATACAGTAACGGAATGAAGCTGATTCGATAATGAATTGATCATTCTCAATCCATATTTGTGGTAAAGGTTTCTTAGGTGTGGGTGCATCAATCATCGTAAAATCATCTCCAATCTATGGGAAAGTTTTTCCCCATCATCTGTTAGTTCCAAATACATCAACCGTGAAATGTAATCCTTTTGCAGTAGGTTCATGTCTACTAATCGTTGTATCGTTTGCGTACTTGTGGATGATGATAAACCTAGATCCACCTCTATTTCTTTTTTGTAGCATCCATTATTAGCTGCTACATATAAAAATAGGGATGTTAGTTTTGCAGGCATTTCTCTTCCGTAAACCCGCATTAGTTCCTGACAATGGAGTAGTTTTCCAATTGTTTTGTTTGTAGCTTCATCAATGAATGGACAAGTCATGATTAACGAAGTTGAAATGTGTACGTGGAATAGTTACCATCAAGTAATTCATATGATGCAGGCCAATAGGATGGACATTTCATGAATGATTCATCATCAGCAACACCAACGCAGTTATATTTTTCCAAACCTGACCAAAACAACACATCTCCAATGTGTTTAATCTCATCATCATCGTAGCCTGTCCAATCGTCGTTAATAAGTGCTGATGCCCAATGTGTAGGCAACAGCCAGTCATCAAAATGGACTTTTGGGTTGTTGATTTGAGTGGAAGTCATGATTCAGGGATGTTAATGGTGATTTGCGCCATGATTGGGGAATTGGTTGAGGTCATGCTGCGTCCTTGTGATGTCGTAACGTTGATTGGTCGCGTTGTTGTTGTTTATAAAGGTTAAAATAGGCCCTCTCAAGTGTTGTTAATCGTTTAGCTATTTCCGGATTAGTTAATGCAAACCGTGCGCGTTCTCTCGCTTGTTGACAATACTTCTCCGGATTTGTTGTCCACTGTCTGACATTCATTCATTCAACTTTTCAATGATTATGTCAACCATTCTTTTGATACATATGAATTGACCAGTTGCTAGCTGGCTAATTGCTGCTGACGTTGGTGTAATTATCCCTTCATCTAATCCTTCCTGCATGTAATTAATGCGGTCCGATTGTTCGCTATACCAGACAAACAAATCGTGATTATAAATATCGATTAAACTGTCTGCAATTTCGTGTGCAACGTCACTATCTAGTTCGTTGTAATCTTCTAATTTTTCACAAATACTGACGATCATATCATATCTCCAATCATTAGGCAGTTCGCTATCATGCAATTCATAGACAAACTCAGCTAAATTGTGTGCAGTATCCTTGAGTTTGTAGAATTGTGTCCCATCAGATCTTTCACTGAGCTCAAAAGCAGCCCGCAATGTTCCAGCGGTTACATACCAATCGATTGTGTTTTCCATGGTGGATTTTTGTGTGGGGGTGGTGTTGTCAAAAAGGGTTTGTCCAAGTTGCAGCCTGTTCATCTGTCACCTCGCCTTCTTTGTTCAATGAATCAATAAAGTTCGACCAACATTCACGTTTGGCGATCTTGTCATCACTGCGGATGGTTCTATACATTGACAAGTAATTTTGCCAGACGTACTTAAACTCCTTCAATGCTTGTCGTTTGGTTGTTGTCATTAATAGCCAGTCTCCCTAACGTGGACATTTGTAAATTGTTTGCTTGTTGTTCTTATCGAATCGACAAGATCAGCAGCTTCTTTGAATGTTGAACACACCCAATGTGGCGGTGCTATGTCACTTCTACGTGGCACCCAATCAGCGTCCACGTGATACAAACGATTGTCAATCATTGGTGGGTTTTAGTTGATGTTTGATGTTTTGAAGTGTGCTGTGGATAAAGTTGGCCCGTCCTTTGAGTCCTTGTGTTGTACTTGCACGCCAACTTGCGACTAGCGCCTGATTAACTGCTAGCAATTCACTTTCAGTTAGGTGTAGACAATGAGCATGTTCTGCCATGGTTGCGTCCTTGTGGTTGTTGTTGTTAATCAGTAGCCGAGCCAGTCCAACAACTCAGCCGCGTTTCGCTCGTGTCCTTTGTATCCGTCCTGGCGTAGGCGATACATTGCGGTCCCGTGATCAAATAGCAGACGGTTTGCTAGATGTTGTGAAAGCAGCCCAGTTCGAGCGTCTGCCGCATCTAGAACCTGTTCTTCGTACCTCATGGCGTTGTCTCCTGATTCGGAGTGTGTGGTGTGTATGTGACCAAGTGTAGTGGGTCACGCACCAGAACATGGCAGCTGATGGACCTAGAGACAACGATCAAAAGATACAAACTGCTGATTTGTAACATATGTACATGAAATCGCCACAGATGCATGACATATTGATGGCCGAGATTCATTGGTATAACTAGCCTTTAGCCTTAACTATTGTTTGTATTTACTATTATTTATATCTACTCTAGGACCAAATGTGTTGCCTGATTGTATAAACAAATCATAAACTAGGACCAAAGGCACCCCCCAGGGGGGTGAACTGCGCCCCTGTACCGTCGTTAATAGACCTCAGAAATTTTTGTCAAAAAAGAAGGCCCTCCGGCTACTGGAAGACCTCTGTGACCCACTATGACTCTAGACCCAATACACGCTACACGCAACCATCAGTCTCATATGATTTGCCCTCTGCTTTCACCTCGACCACCCCTGATTCCTGTTCAAACGACAAGAGCCATTGACGAAGAAGATCACCTGTAGGTGTTTTAGAAGGCCATTTAACAAATTTAAGAAGAGCTTTCCGATCAGTAAATAGTCTTGATGTTTTACCAGACCAACAGGTATAGACAAAAGGAGGACCTTCACGTTGTTTAGTACGTTCAATCCAAAGTTGATCTGCTACAAAGCGTTCTGATTTCATATCTAAGTGATAAATAGATAGTTAGATGTATTCCTACATTAAATATATTTAGTAAGTTAAGGCAGAGCCAGTCTTATTAGCTGACTACTGACTACCTAGAATTCGTACCCAATCACTCCGTTCACTTCGTTCACTCCGTTCTTGGACTCATTGATTCTGTCTTTTTAAAGAAGGACAACTTTTACGGACTAACGGAGGACCACCTAAAACTCGTCCCCAATCACTTCGTCGCTTTGCTCCTTGTTCTTGGACTCGTGTCCTAATTTATCTAGTCAATTTGTTGTCTTACTAAAAAACAGGAGGAAAGTCCACCCTCTCTCCTCCTGTTCTAAAGAGGGGTTGCGAAATCGATTGGTATGACTGGTGTCTTAAAATGAGACTAATGTTGTCTCATCCCATGTTATTTAGGACTTTCATTACCTCCTGAAGCTTGTCTTCATCAATGTCAGAGCCAATAATTTTAATCAGTTCATTTTTTGCAGAATTAAGTTTTTGTCTAGCTTTTTTGAGACGTTCTTGATATTCCTCAGTACAAGTTTGATCTTTAAAGCAGTCAGCAATTATTTTTGACATGCTAGAATTCTCGGCTTTAGCCAATTCTTCGACTTGATCAGCGTGATAGCTGTCCAAGAGGACTTGAATTCGCTTGGTGCCATCGGCCACTGATGCATTTGGTGCATATGAACTTGTATAGGGTACTCCCCTATAGGTAAAAATAGTGTTCACTTTAAGCAATCAGTGCGTACTTTTATAAAGCTACACTACACACTACACCCATTTGTGTATCGAGGTGAACTTTTTTTTTAAACGAGCTTGTTGGCGTTGTTTTAAGTCGAATCCCATGACCATATGCGACGCTGCTTGCTCAGGATCGTCTAACCATGCTTGTTGAAGATCGTTCCAGTCGTCCAACCGTCTTATAGTCATCTGTTCTTCAGCAGAAATCGCTAGACAATCCGTATAATATTTCACACCTTGAGCCAGGCAGTCGAGACGGTCGTCGTGTTTGACGGCACCTTTTTCTCGACACATCCGACTCATTTGATAGAAAAGCATATAGAGGAGCCTTTCTTCAGGTGCAGCGTCTGGGTTTGATCTGAAGTCCCAATCGACCACAGAACGGTCCACGATAAGACGATGCTGATTAAGGACAGGTTCAAGGGAGTCAATAATCCGGTCTTCTTTTCTGACATTGGCACGTACCTCTTCGATGTCTATATTTTGTTTAGTATTTATGAGATGTTTACGGAATAATTCAGCAACAATACCATCACCAAAGTTAGTTTCAATTACAAGTTTAGTGACGTTATATTTTTTACAACTTTTTAGAATACTGAGTAATGTTTTATCACTGTACCCATCTTTATAAGCTTGCATTTCGTGCAAGTACAGGAAACCGTTTCGTTGTGAGATAAAAGCTGCTGCTGTCTCATCTGAACCACGACCCGATGGATCAACTGAGCAGATTGTTTCGGAGTAAGGACCCCAGTCTCCCTGGAGTTGCACTGGAGAGTAGAAATAATCTCCAGGTAGGCCAACAGTGGGAGCGTCTTTGATGATGTTGGAGGGGTCTGACGACCAAATAACGGATTCAGGGCAAGACTCAGGATTAACAGCAGTAACAATGAGGTCAGCCATTTTAAGAGGGAACTTTTCTGCATCACTAAGGGAAGTATCGAGCATGAACTGGAGAAGGAAGTTGCTCCGACCCATGGCAGCTTCACGTTCCATTAGGTCTTCTTCATCGAAGCGTTCTGCATCAGTCAGAGACCATTCCGGGGCACCGTTTGCAATATCTTCTACAAGTTGTGGAGCTAGAAGACCTTCATACTTTGATTGGTCTTTAGGAACACGAGCAGGCCAAACAAAGGGTCTGTAATTACGTTCAGCAAGCTTCCTGTAGATGGTAAAAGTGGTCTGAGGGGTCCCTAGGTACATAATTCGACTCCAATCATGAGGAGTCAAGATGGATTCAGCCTCCGTACAAAGTTGTAGAAGCTTTTCACGCATTAATTCAGTCAGTGAGTTACCAGGAACCTCGATATCGTCCAAAATCATGAGATCTGCACGAGATCCGGTCAACTGACCAGTAATACCAACTGATTTGACACTGGGAGCTTGGTGTGGTGAGCAATTAATGTCAAAAGAGACGCGAGACCACCGTGCATCATCTGCTTTCGGGCGTAGATGGTTTAGCCAGGGGGTCTCAATGATCAGTTTTTGTAAGAAGATAGACATGTTATCTGCACGTTCTTTGGATGCAGAGATAATCATGATCTTCTTTTCGTTGTCATTAAATAGTGTCCACAGTACAAACGCCCCAGTAATCCAAGATTTACCTACACCACGGAAGGCTTGGATCTGTAATCGTTTAGGACCATGTTGTAAGTAGTCAGCGATGGCATATTGGGCTCTAGTAGGGGAGGGAAGATCAAGCTGCCCCCAGAGGGCCTGGAGGAACAGCTTAAAGTCTTCTCTTAATGCACCTACTATATCGGTGCTATTCATGTTTTACTTCTTCTTTTTCTTACCAAAGGTGTCTTGATGAATCTTCTTACCTAGAGCTTCTGCCTCTTTGATCTTGCCAGACCTACGTAGGCGGTCATACTCTCTATTACGTGCATCCTTTGCATAGGCCCGTGACTGTGGTGTAGAAGGTTTTGCAGCGGGTTTCTTAGCTGCTTTAGGTTTAGATCTAAGTGCTTTAAGATCTGACCCTTCAATCTTGTTAGGGTTGCCACTCTTTTTAGCAATTGTTTTTTGTTTAGGGCTCAGCTTAGATTTATTGGAATTAGCTGCTGCTGCACCTTTTTTAACTGCTGCTGCTGCTCCTTTAGCAATACCAGGAGACTTCTTCATAGGTGTTTTAGAAGACTTAGCGGCTGGTTTAGGAGCGGGTTTAGAGCCACCAAATGCTTGACGTCCAGCACCACGACCAGAGCCAGCAGTGTTTTTCTTGACGTTCTTCTGCATATATCTACCGATTGCTGCACCTGCACCAATGGCTAGTCCTGCTAAACCAAGGCGACCTTTCATAGCAGACACACCACGTTTAACCAGTGCTCCACCTTTTGTGCCTGCTGGAAGACGTGGACGCATTCCACGGGGTCCCTTAGCTCTAGGTCCTAACTCTCCACCTTTAGTTTTAAGAGAGCCACCTTTAGTAGTCAGTGCTCCACCTTTTTTACCAGGAGGCAATGCCTTTTGACCGCCAGTTACCTTTGCCTTGCCTTTGGTAATTGGTGTCTTTTCACTTGTAACTTTTGCTGTAGAGACTTTCGAGCGGTTAGCTCTACCTTTGCTACCAGTTACTGGTTTTTTAGTTTTACGCTTTCTGCGATTGTAAGCCCCTGTAATTCTAGCCATTAATAAAATCTGTGATAAGTTGTTCTCGTAAAGGATTTAGACCATAGCGGTCTCTCATCCATTGAAGCCAATTGTTGCTACCTTTGTCCTGATTACACCGCAAACATGCTGGTACGACGTTTCTAATATCTCCACCTCCTTTTGATTTAGGGTGAACGTGGTCGAGTGTAAGGTTGTGTAATTCATAAGTTTTTCCGCAATAGACACATGTACAGTTAAAGTGTTCTTTAATCGAGCGCCTCCAAAGACGCTTCGCTTCAGAGGATGTCATGGCTATTAAGTTGTAAATGTAATGATCAGGACTTGGTAGCAGTGGTGTCATCGTTTAGAGTTAGTTTTCTTCGCACCTTTCCTACGGTTTGTCTTACGTGACACGCATTTAAGGTTTTTGCGATTGTTATTTTTAGGATTGTTATCTATATGGTCAACTTCTTTGCCTTTACCGCATTTCAGTGACCGTCTAGCACGAGTCCTATGTTTGTCTTCTTCACGATGATTACGGCGATACTTTTTCAAATATGTTCGTCGAGCTGCATATTCTTTTTTATGGTTACGTTCGGCTGCCATACAGCCTCCGTTGAACCAATTCTGGATCAACTTCAGGAATAATACTTGCTAATTTAGACAAAGGACTTCCTTCCATTGCAACTCCAGAAATATCATTAGTTTTTAACCAATCACAAGCTGCTTTTAGATCTTGTGTAGAAGCCTTACCCGATTTTACACGGGCAAGGAATTCTTTTGTCACAAGGTTGTGAAGCTCATTAAATTGATCTTCAGTAGCTTTCTTTTTCATAATTAAGGTGTTCCTACAAATTGGTTGCCATTAGGCCCATTAATGCTCCATTCTTGATCAACAATACCTGGGGCAATATTATTGTCGCCACCAGTAATTTCAATTTTTAAATAGGTGATTAATTTAGTTGTTACGCTAGGCGTCCAAATATAGGATGTATAACAAGTAGGCGCACTTGCAGAGGAAATATTGCAACCGTAACTAGCATGAGTCCAGCTGCCATACTCCATGTCCCACGAACCATTGTGGCCAAAACCATTGTCAGTATTAAATCCAACCACCCAATCACCTTGTTCATTTTGAACATAAATTTTTAGGATAGGGTATGTAGGTACTGGAAGATTAGTGTCAGTAACATTAGGACCGTATTGACCATATTGAGGACGTCCAAAGGTTTCACCATTAGACCCTCGACAGTACATTTTAAATTGATTATAGGGTGAACCAGCTAGCTCATAAGTAGTACCACCGTAACTTAAAACAGTAATTTCTTGCGTGTCATCAATCTGATAATCATCATTCATTCTATCCCCAGTTCTACAGCTACCACCATAAACGGTGCTACTACGCATTGTGGCTGTATATTTTACCGTGTAAGGTACAGCTGTAGAATCTAATGGATAAATAATAGTTGTATTGTCTGTACCACCACCTGGATCATCCCATGGATAAATATAAGTACAAACACCATTTACACGATTGTAGTTTTCAGGGCATGGTGTGGTTTCTGGATCAGGAACACATTGATGCGTTAAAATATAACCTGTAGGACATTCAGGTTCTGGTGGTGATGGGCTTACTGGTGCTTCTGTTGGATGACACCCACAATCATCTAATGGTATAACAGTGTTTAATGTTGGGCAGCTTTGAAAATATTCAGAGACATAAGAAGGCATTGGCGAAGGAGTAGGTCCTGAACCATAAGTCCCATGATATTGACCATCTCCTAAACCATTTGGCATATAATAGGTTACGCCTCCAATAACGTGTGAGTGTACAGTACCGTTTCCACTCGTATTATTTAGTGCACCAGCTTGTGTATTGTAGAGAGGATAATACCCACTTAAAGCAAAAGGTCCTGTTTCTGTTGGTGTAGACGTTGGAGTCGGTGTAGGTGTAGGTGTGGGTGTAGGTGTAGGAGAAGGACTTGGCTGTGGATATGAATTAGACATTAAATAATTCCTGGCGGATTAAATTAACAGCGTAATCGTCAACTTTGTTATCACTTCTTTCCGCATAAGCAGACAGTAAATCAATTACTAAATTTTTTACTGCATCAGACGTAAGAAATGCAAAAATAATTGGACGGATAAGTTTAATCATTTGAAAATAATCTTGTCGAGTTTGTTTTCTATACGAACCATATGGGTCTCTACTCTTTCAAGAACTGTAGAAAATTCTTGTTTAGTTAGGTAGTCTTCAGCAACCCTTAGTTCTACACCGTCTACACGACGGTCTAACTCATGAACCCGTGAGTGGATACGGGTTATGAGCACACTGAAGCCAGTAGCCATAGCTACGGCGATAGGAATGACACTTTCTAACATTTTTTAGGGGAAATTATTCGGATCAACCATGCCTGGATACAAGGAATATTCAATCTCTGTTCGTACGTTATTAGATAAAATTTGACCTGTTCCTGCGGTATTAGTGAAGTTGTTAGATTGGTTGTTTCCTAAAGACTGAGTTCTTTTAAAGAAATTTTGACCAAAGCTAAGATTGTTAGTCATTCCTGCAGTTTCTTGAATCATCACATTATTAGAAATACTGCAAGTTGTATTAGCTTCAACTCTCACTGCTGTAGCACTCGGGTTACCAGTATCAATAATATTTGTAGTAGGATCTTCCTTAGGGCAGCCGATATTGTAGAAATAATTATTTGAGATAATTACACCATCTGCGTTTTCAGATTTAATATCAATAGCATTATCATTAAAATAAGAAAAATTATTATTTGTAATGACCAATCCACGGATAACTGGATCTCTACCTTGAGGTCTTACTCCAGGATTATCTTGATGAACTTTGACAACGATTGCATTATCACACCTTTTAAGTGAAGTGCCGTTCATTGATGTAGGCGTATTACAAACTGACGCTCTATAAGTATCATCGTTACCATAAAATGAATTACCAGTAATTACATTTCCATCAAATCTGCCGTCATTTAAAGCAATATAGGCCCCACTGCTTGTTTGGTTTCCAAACGAGTTATTGCTGATAATACAATTTTTTAAACCACCACCAACACCATTCGAGTAAACAACTCCATTATCAGGATTATCTCCAAGTGCACCACCAACAGCTCCAGTACTATTGAACTCTAAAAGTTGCCCACCAATATCTGATAAACAACCGTCAATAACCATCCCAGTGCATTGGAATTTACCATACATTTTAATACAATTTGCCCGTTTATTCATATGGAATACACAACCAAGAATCTGCATTCTTCGCCAGCCGTAGATACCACCTTGCTGTTCGTTGCGTACACTATCATTTAAAGAGCAAACTTGTGAATCTGGTATATTGTTATTCAAGCCAGTACGTACAGACAAAATATCTCTGCCAGGTCTGTTAGGGAAGGTAAGGACCAATCCAGTGTAATTACTATTAAAAGTACAATTACTAATAAAACCATTGCGGCCTACATACTTTAAGCAGCCATTTCTGTCACCACCTCTACCTTTAGAACTAAACCCACAATCTATAAACTTAGTATCCATATCAGCAGAATCATTCTGCTTTCCTATGACATTTCCATTATCATCTAACTCTACATTGTCAGCATGTTCTTGAGTGTTAAATGCATAGCCATTATTGTCATATTTTCTAAACGCTAAAACTGTACTGTAATTATTGTATGTCAAATCGTCTTCATCTGAAGAACCATCATCATAATCAGGGGGATCAATTCCACCAGAAGCTTTAGCTTGATGTCCTTTAAAGGTAATACCTCTTACATTACCTTTATTAGCAAGACAAAATTGCCCACCATGAGGAGATCCATCAGACGTAATGATGGTAGGTGGAGTTCTCCATAGAATAATTTTACTTTGACCAGCTACATCTTCTACACGTTCTTCCATTGTAAACCTAGTCACACCCATACCTTCACCAACAAGAGTTACAGGCTCTGTTTTAACTACAGGATCAAGTAAATTGTATTCACCCGCAGGAAAAATAACAGTTTTAATTGGACCGTTGGTGAGTACTACTGATGGATCGACTAGACCTTGTGCAGGGTCGGCTGGGTCAACAAGCGGTCGAATAGGATCATTTTGAAGTGCTCTGTTAAAAGCTGCAGACCAATTTTCTCGTGTATAAGCTTGCGCCACAGTATAAACACCGTCAGCAGCAGTATCGCCTATGTTCCAAGTCTCAGTTGTAGATAGCCCAAATAGTGGATCAAGAATACTGTAAACACCTACAGCAAACTCTTCTTCATTAGGTTCGATCCTGAATACACGTTGTTGCTGTGCACCATTGTTATCTATGTATCTATCCTTTACCCAAATACCTTCATTGTTGCTCGTTTCAAGTGTCAGCCTTTCATTATCTTTTACACTAATTCTGCCTTCAAATGTTCCATCAGTAGAGCTATTAAAAACAATTCTAGGCCCAATCTGGCTAGTCTCATCTCTTAAACCAATCCTGCCTGGATCTACATCAGTATATTTTTGAACTCCACTGCTGTTTCTAAATAATTCAAAGTGACATATGTTATCACCAGAATCATTAGCTGTGTTTCCTGAATTTAAAACATCTTGAAGGGTAGGGTCACCTGTACGCCTACCTCCATTACCTCTCCATACAGCTTCTTGCAGTTCATTGAAAGCAACAACTGTATAAAGGACATTGTTTTCGCTAGAAAACCATATGTCACCAATTTGTAAAGGACCTCCACCGGGTATACCGGCTTCAGTCCTATCTTCTGGAAAATCAATACCTATTGTCATTTTATTTGTTGTTGTTAGTTAGTTTCGAGAGCAGCAATACCATCACATTGCCCGACTTTCCAAACGTAGGTTTTTGCTATAGTTAAATGAATACAGGTTCCGTGTAAATGAAAAGCCTCGCGTTGCTGCGGGGCGGTTTAGTGTTAGCAAGCCATCAGTACACAAGGCACGCAATAGCTTCCATCCGAGTAAGTAGTAGAAACGGTGGTGCTTGTCACCTTGGCAATCGTCTTAGAACGCACGATGTCATCATCTTGAGGCTTAGCCGTACCATCACCTGCAGACATCAATAGATCTCCGCGTTCAACTGTTGTCCCTTGTGCAATGCGAATAATAAAGTCACCCGTCATTGCACAATAGAAATCATTGGTGTATACGTCGTCGTCATCGTCCCAACATTGAAATACACCAGCAACATTGCGGTCACCCTCAACATCACTAACCTTCATTCGGTTTAGCTGTTCGTTATCTTCAGAGCCTGCATCGCGGGCAGGTTCTTTTACATCTCCAACACTGACACCTTCAGGAAGCTCATCATCTTCTGTGTAAAGCACTGCATCTTGAGCTTCATAAGCCCATTCACACATTTCATCAAGGTTGCTCAGTACAGAACCTCGTAAAATTTCTGTACGATCTACACCGCCAGGCAACTGTGACCAGCGAGATAAATGACCGCCGTTGTAAGAAACAGTTGAGCCAGAAACTGAAATATTACCTTCTAAATTACCTGCATGATATAAATGAACTAGGGGTCCATCAGTACCAGTCCTATTAATAAAAATACTAGGGGCACTTTGTCTTGTTGCATCGAATGAGCCATTGGCATTTAATACATGACCTGCAACAGAAAAAGTATTAGCTGTTTTACCTATCAGTACAGTTCCAGTTGCGGTGATGTTGCCGTCCGCACCAACCTTGACGCCAGTATTAGGATAGGTGTCATAACCTGCGTACACATTTCCGTCAAAAAGAGCACTGCCGCCTGCGCTGATTTCCCCGTCTGGTTTTAATTGAATTGCTGAATAGTTAGCGTCATTAATATTATCAACACCAACAATCAGTGAGGAGTTGCTGTTGTTTCTGAAAATTCCGCGTGTCCCCTTTACGCTGCCACTAAATACAGCGGAACCGTCCGCTGCTATCGAGCAGTTGGTACTTGATCCTACTTTGCCTTGGAAAAACAGTTCGCCACCATTGGAGGCAGTCCGTGTTGATCTAAAGAATTTGTCACTGTCAACAATTCCAGCAAATGTAGCGGCGCCGTCTGCTTTGATTGTGCTTGTAGCCGCAGTAGTAGAAACTGCCCCATTCCGCCCTTCAAATACCGGACCTGAACTGTTGTGTTGTATGGCTAAGACAGTTGACCTGTCACTTTTATTATTTTGTGCTTGAACCGCATGAGTGGTGTTGTGACTGCTACTCCCAAAATCACCACGCCCTGCAAATGTAGCAGACCCGTTAGCCTTGATGTCGACACCCGCTACGCCATTTAGGGTCGCGTAAAAAGCACTGCCGGTGGCATTTGTGCGATTAGATTCGAAATAACTATCACTTTTAACCCTGCCATTAAATTCGCCGGAACCATCGTATTTAACTCTATAAACGGTTGCTCCATTGTAGTCAGCAACAAAAGCATCTGCTGAACTGGCAGTAACACTAGACGGACAAGTACCTAGGAATTGGCCTCTGTTACTAGTGCTTCCAGATGTAACCCTTTGATTAAATGTAGCGGAACCGTTGTTATTAAGTCTGATGACTTGATTTTGAGAAGCATTACTTACTACAAAAGATTCAGTACCAAAAGTCGATGCAAGATTTTGTTTGACTTCAACAGGACCAACAAATGTAGCGGACCCGTCAGTTTGAATACCCACCTTAAGATTACTACTGCCGTCAAAAGCAGCAAATGCGTAATCAGTACCATTGACGTTAGAACTTAGTGCAGATTTGATTGCAAAACGATTGCTTTGGATGTAACTGTTGTATTCGCCGGAACCATCATGGCTTAATTGGATTGCTGTGCTGGTGTTGTCACCTGTTTGCCTAACTCTTATAAAACTACTATCGTTGATTGATAAGTCACCAGCAAATGTAGTTGTACCATTATCACTAATTTGCATCCGCTGAGAGCCATTAACGTAAAACGACATTGGCGTAGACGCTCCAGCAGCAGATATCTGAAAATCAGCATTTGCTGCAGACAATTGTCCTGTTAATGTCCCGTTGTAGTACCAATTTGCGTTAGCAGTGTTTGCAGTTCCGCGATCAAGTTTTAAGACGGGGTTTACATCTTTAACGACGTGTAAAGCAGCACTAACTGAAGTAGTGCCCACACCTACGTTACCCGAGCTATCAATTTTCATCCGGGTGTCCCCAGCTGTACCAGTGTGGAAAGTAGTGAATCCACTTTTTATTGATAATGAGGCACTTGCTGATGTTGCGTAATAGCTGTTTTGAATGTTTGCTGCAGTACTCCCACTGTTTGTTTGCTCAAGAAGTAATCCTGTAGCGGTTGACGAACCTCCAACTTTTAACTGACCATTGTTAGTACCACTTGTTCTAACATCAAGAGCATAAAGGGGCGAATTAGTTCCGATCCCGACGTCCGAAGCAAAACTGGCTGATCCATCTCCAGCATCAAGTACAATATTGTTAGTACCTAATGTAAGATTACCGGTCATATTGTCACCACCAGCTTCTACATAAGCTGTCAGATCGCTACTTGTAACTGCTGAGATTTGAGTTGTACCATCAGGAAATTTAAAACCACCTGAAGTACTTTCTACAACGTTAGCGAAAGTTGCTGAACCATCTAACGCCAGCACAGCTTTATTAGTATCTATAGTTAGAGGGCCATACAAACTAAGTGTATCGCTTGTCGTAGCTGGTGTTAGGTAACTGACAAGATTAGTAGTTGTTCTAGTAAATAGTGGTGCCGGTACAGTAGGAATCGTAGGCGCGTTTGTTAGGTCATTAAAATCACCAGACAACGCTACATCAGCCAACAAAGTCCAAGTATTATCGCTATTAGCGTCTACTGCAGAAGTTCTTGCATAATGCCTGCCATACGGAGATGCTGGAACATCTGACAAAGCAGGGTTTCCATCATCATCATAGATAAGAGACCACTGACCATCTTGTCGTGCATAGATATTTCCGTCTTGAGGTGCATCACCTAATGAAGCACTTGCAGATACCCATTGTTGACTATCTCCATCTTTATAATAAATATAGAGATTACCATCATCAGTATCCCACCACAATTGACCATTCCAATTAGGAGTAGCTGGTGGGTTAATACCCATTGAAACTAAACGCTGTAGGCGAAGTTCTACAGCTTTAGCAGATGCAATATAGCAATCACATGGGTCCCAAGCATTATTAGAATAAATAGTCTCACCATATTTTTTCCAATAAACATCGCTTCCAGGGTCAAATTCTCCTTGAATCAATCCTTCCACGATACAACGAGTATCTTCAATAGCATTAGCTAGTTGTTCGAAGTTGTCGTCAAGATCTTGTGCTTTTATTGGATGTCCAGCTTCAAAATCTGCCTTAATTGGATCAACTGGTGTAAGCCTGTAAATTATAATTTTTTGTTGTGCTTCAACAGGTTCGACAAATCTTACTAAAGAACCTCCTGGAACTAATTCGACTGTGTATCCATAGACAGGATCATCAGCAGCTTTATCTTGATATACTCCAACAACTGGAGAAAAGAAGCCAACACGTACATCTGACGGCTCCATGAAATCAAATCCTAGGTTAAAGTCAGTTCTTGACCCATTACCTGTAAAATATTCGGTTGTATCGCATAGTAAATCTAGAGCCATAGTTACCTAGTTGGTATGAATATTGGTGCTGAAGACGATTGACGAGTCGCTTCATTATTTCTCAGTACACGTTCTTTGTCTTCTTGCAATACCTTTATGACTAATTGGTCATTGCTTATATCTGCCCAGGCTGCTTTACGTGCTTTGTCAAATGCCTTTTTAATTAGCCTGTTATGTGTATAAGATTTTGGATCAACATAGTCATCGCCGCTTTCAAAATCTTTGTTCATCAATGCAATAGAATCCTGAACATCTTTTCTTTTTGCAAGCTTGTCAAGTTCATTTAGCAACCCTTGTTTACCGATTGCTTCTTGAAACAAAGCTCTTACTTTCGGATGTTTTGCAAGGCTGACTGTACCTCTTGGTGTTGGAGCTGTCATTGTAGATACTTTGAGGTCGTATCTACTTTCAAATAGCATTTGCCTGCCTGGACTATTGTCGTCAATGTTTAAAGGGACAGGAAAAACTGCATTATAAAGACGTACAATTGGATGGAAATAGTTAATAGGCTTTCCGCTTAATAGGTCAGTTTTGTTAGGCAGTTCACCATCAAAAGCAATCCCTTCAGTCAGAAGGTTGCGATTCCGTATTGTCTCACCAATACTCTTATTAATTTCTTTCATGCCCGGATTAAATATTCTTCCAATATCATTACGCACACCAGCAAGTGGAACAGTGTTGTTCATTAAATTGCCTACAATTTTTTGGAATTTGTATGGTTCATTAGATACTATTTCACTAAGCTGAACAATACCTTCCATGTATGACTTAGTAGCCATACCAAAAGTCGCACCTGCAGCAATTCTTAGAAGGTTTTGTTCTGTCCATTCAGGTCCCATCAGTTGTGAATTTTCAACAACATCTGATACTGCATAGAGTAAAGTATTGAAAGGCTCAAATGATTCAAGCCCGATCCACACATCACCAAATTTAATTGATCGTGGTTTCCAATTACTTTCGAAAAGAAAGTTACGTAAAGAGCGATCTTCAGGCCCGTTGCCATGCAACTCCCCGTTCAGGGCTTTTTGTACTGCAAGGAACGTTACTGCAACACCTAGAGTTTGACGCCCAACCATCAAGGCCTTTTCATTTGCTAGATCTTCAGCTGTATTGATGCCAAACTGTCGGACATTTTCCAAATTATCAGCACTTGCAGTTAAAATAGCGCGTTGTTTTTTAAGAAAAAAGTTTAGTCCAGGTGTATATTTAGATGTCATAGCAATTCCATTGATGCCAGTCCTAGCAAACAAAAAGAAAGGTTTTATCCATGGGTTTTGATCAAACATCTTTTCCATGTTTTTCGCAAGCCCATCAAGCGGGGCATTTAGCTTTACCTCATGAGCAGCTTGTTTAATAAACTCGTCTTTGAATGTACCATCAGAATCGTAGACTTGTTTAAAAAACTTTTCTTCAATTAATTTTAATGTTTTTTTGTCTACATTTTTTCCGCTTTCTAATACTTCTCTCACTGCTAGCTCTTTAGCACGGCTCCTAGCCATAATTACGTCGAACGCTACGTCTTGTGCATTCATTATGTTGGAGTTTAAAGTAAGGACTGGATTCATGTTTAGTCCATGAGCTAATTTTGTAAGTCTGAATGCAGTTTTGTCTCCCGCAGTACCTCTTGTCTCGATCCATCGTTCCATACGTGTGAAGTCTTCTGTGCGACGTTCATACTCAATGTATCGATTACCCATCTTCGTAAAATCACCACTCCAATTAGAAGCGACTCGTGATTTAAAGACCTGAAACGATTCAGGGATTGTATCGATTATTGCTACTGTTGATGCAAGAGAGCTTCTGGCCGTTCTCATGTCTCCACGAAAGCCAGCCCCTATTGTCATAGATAAGTTTCTAAGTGCTGTGTTAAATGCTGTACCTAGAAAGGCTCTTACAGGTGTTTTAAATCCACTTAGGATACTGTTAATCATCACTGCTTGCAGTTCTCTAACAATCATCCCAACTTCTTTCTTACCGTTTAGTTCTCCACCTTTATGCTTCAGACGCATAAACTTATCTAGGTCTTCCATGCTATTCACATCTTTCATCTGTTTGATAGCATCAACCCAAGAATCGACAAAACTTTGGTCGTCACCTTTGCGGATAAACTGCATGACCATGTTCAAAGCTTCTATTGTTTCTTCCTGTTCTTTGTTTAGTTTTGCCATTACAGCTTTACGTGCTTTAGGTCCATCAGGACCTGCCAATCTTTGAAGCTGTAAACCTGACAAGTATCGGGTTCTTCGCGTTAAAGCCATACCAGTGACAATTCGGTCAGCAATAGTTTTAAGAGGACCATCACCGTCAAGTATGTCCCTAAAATCAATCATTTCTGCACTAACTTGTCCGAGATCACGAATCTGTTTGATCATCGAACCTACGGCAATGTCAATAGTTAAAACATCTTCAGTTCTAATATAGTCAGTATCTAAATCATCACCGAATGGACGTGCTTTGCCATCCTCACCAATAACGGTTCTTTGTCCTGTACGCGCACGATACTTTTTAGGAAACAGTCGTTCGTAAAATTCTTCCGCACTTTGTTCTGGATTTCTTCCGTTGATTATTTGGTGAGCACGGTTGAAAGAACTTTTAAAAACTTCTTTCATTGGTCTGTTCTGTCTTTGTGCTTCTGTCATCATTTGCACAAAACGTTCGTCTGAAACAGTTTGCTTGACAAGTTTTTTAAATTCTTTTTCTGTGACATCTGCTCCTCCCATAGCAATTCTTTCGACCATAGTTGGAGTCAATGCTGATTTTGTAGAACCACGTTCAGCACTAGGATCATTGTCAATTTGATCTAGCTGTTTCTTAATTTCCATAGGCGACCCTTGCGACATGTGAGCCCCTTGCTGTGACTCCATCATGTTTTTATTTTTACTGCCGCGTTTTCCAGGGTCCTTTAGTTCTTCTCTACCCTTTTCAATAGTTTGTTTTTCAACACTAGCGTTTCTATTGTTTACTTCATCTAAAGCTTTGGCTAGATCATCTCCTCCTTTTACTAAGCCACGAGTTAGCACTATCCCATCGATAACTGCACCAATTCCCATCCCTTCGACTACATTTTTGAGAGTCATCATTAAAGGATGATCTGTGTCTTTAGTTGCAAGCGGTCCTAGTACGTTATCCATTACTGGAAAATGATCAACAATCATTCCAGACAAATTTTCTTCTTGTGATTGAGCTGTAACTAGATCAACTCCAGCACCAGTGATAGCACCTTTTGCAAGGAGAGGTAACTTAGTTGTTACACCAGCTGCTCTTACACCCATACCACCTAGTTTTAATAAACCACCGACAGGAATAAGAAGGGTTGCTAAATTAACACCCCCGCGCAAAACACCACCCCACCAAGTTTGTGTTTCAAATTGGTCAGGTTGTAGGGGGTCCCAATCTGGTGTGTAGTTGTCACCTGCTTCAACCATTTCACCATTGAACATATCAATGGCCCGTTCAGGCAAAGTTAAAATGTCACTACCAGCATCAGCAAGTCCACCAACAACAGCATTACCTATCTCTTTCCCAACGTTATTCTTATTTTTCTCCTCTTCTATTTGTTTGTTTTGTTGAATTCTTTGATCTTCAGCTAGTTGTTGCTCGTACTGAAATTGGGCTCTTTCTTGTAAGAAAGCCTCTGATCTGGCTATGTCTGACTCTAGTTTGTGTTCGTCAATTTTATTAGTGTCAGTGATGTAATCCATAAATTAACTCCGTAGAGCCGGTAAAATGTTTTCTGGCCTGTTATAGACAGAAGTAACCTCACGACCTGCATCGAGGACTGGTTGAACTTCACTATCCAATCTTTTATGTAAACCTTGCCATTCAGTCCGTAGACCTAAAAGGTTATTATTACCTGGAAGACTTAACCTCCAATGCAACCTACCAATAGCCAAAGCATCTTGTGTCGTTGCATCGTAAGGTGTATCCAGTGAGATGCCCATATAATTTACTGTGTCCCTTAATGTTGTAGGTATAAACTGATAACGACCAGCTGCGAATATTTCCCCTTTAGCTTGTCTATTCATAACTTCGCCGATTGTCATTCCAGTAAGACAACCAGTTACATCACAGCTATTTGCTGATCCATAAGCCATGTTATTGACTCCAATCCCAGTCCCCCCAGTGTTCATAGCTTCATACTCACCGTGAGCAGCTGATTCAACACTTGCAATACTGTCTAAGAACCATTTAGTATTACCTTCTGTTTGTGTAACTGCTCTTAAAGTCCGAGATGCACTTGGGTACTTTCGAAGAAGTTCTTGTACAGCAGGATCTAAACCATCAACTTCTCCTTCAGTTTTTGGACGCTCTGGTTTGTATTCAAGCTTGAAAGCCTTAGCTTGCATAGCTAACAAATCATACGTAGGGATTCCGATTCTTCTAGCAAGGTTTACTGCATGTTGTGGAGGTTCAACGCTTTGACCTTTAAGATATTTAAGACCTAAATCCATCTCAGCTTGACTTAAATAAGGTGTCGTCCTAAGAGATGCCTTGTCATCTTTAATCATCCTACGATGAAGTTGTACGCGATCTCTTTCGTTTTGTGTTGTCTCTGGATTTCTTTTTAAATACTGATGTATTTTTTGTTCATTATCAAATACTGCAGTGGGATCAATGGTTTCTACAACTCTTTGATAAGCAAGCCTGTGTGCATCTTTAGGGTCTTCGGTGTTAATAAATTCTGCATAGAGTCTAAGGTAATCATAGTAAGCCTCCTCCTCCATCGTTCTATAAGAATTAGTCTCACGCTTTGTTCCGTCTGTATTTTCAAATTTTGTATCTAAACCAGCTACAATTTGCTTCTTAGCAAATCTAACTTGTTCCTCATTAGGTGTCATCTCCTCCACAGACCTGACATTAAACTCATTCATTAAACGCTTTGGAAGTCCTTTAAAATCGCTTTCTATAAGATATAAACGAGTTGCTTCAATTTGTCTGAGACGAATACGAGCTTCATCTAGGTCAACCTCATCATCAGCATATAGACGGTCCTTTATATTTTCAGGTAGTGGTGCATTGTTTGTGTTATCTCTCCAATACTGTATAAGTGCTTTAGTTTCTTGTGGTGTAATTACACCATCACCGTCATCTATTGTTTTTAAAATATCATTAGTAACTACTTGAAGCTGATCATCTATCTCTCGTGATTCTCGATCAATCTCTCCAGCTATTGCATCTTCAGCCTTTGCTTCTAAAAAACCAAAGATGCCTTTATCTTTACTAATGAGGCTGCCAGTACCACGACTATCAGTAGTTTGACTATCCCTAAGTAACCTAAGCGCATCTTGTCCCGTGATAATTCTGTCATCAATACCCTTTGCTATTAGTTCTGCAAGTTCTAATTTTCCTTGACGAGGGCCTTTAGGGTGGTCAAGAATAAACCTAGACAATTCCTCTGCTGTTGTGTCCGAGTTATTGATAAGTCCAACAACTTCATCGTATCTTTCACCTTTAAGTTGTGCTTGCCTTAATTGTCTCTGCTCCTGAGCCCATGAAATAGCATCTCGTTTTTGCACTGTTTGCATTGTCTCAAACAAATGTTCGTTTAGTAGTGCTGGATTTACACCAACAAACTGGTTCAAAAACTCTTGATTAACTTGTTCCTGTAGAGCTGCATATTCTTCAGGTTCCGTTGCATTGTCAAATGTAACTACTCCTTTTCCTTCTACCTCAATAGCAGCTGACTCTTTTGCATTTTCATAGTACATAGCGTAGTTACTAGCACCGCGCTGAACCATTCCCAGCGCATAGCCATACTTTTTCCATCCAGACATACTGCGGAAGCGGTCGGCTACAAAAACATCACCCGTTTGCTCTTCTACTTGTTCTGCTAGCTTGTTTGCTGCAGCACCTGTTTCTCTAAGAGCATTTTCATCTTGTTTGAATTGCTCTTGCTTTTCTGGACTAACACCCTCGTAATATGCTTCCATGATGCCTTCTTGCATTTCAGCTTTATTACGCGCCTTTAAATCCTTTGCTAATTGATCATTTAGTGTTTTACTAAATTCAGCTAATGCTTCTAGATCTTTACCTAACCGTTGTGCATTAATTTGTCTTGTCTTGTTATTTGCTTGTAATTGTCTAAAGGCTTGATCTTCTGCCTGGCTAAGTCTTCTATCCCTTCTGTCAATGGCTGGGATGAGGTCTATCTGTGTTACAGGGTCAAATTTTCCACTACTGTCAGATGGTCTAAATTGTATTTGTTCCATATTTAATTGGCATTAAGAGGTATGCGAGGTTGAGGGATATCTGTTCCTGGGGCTTTAAAATTGTTATAAGTGCTAACCCCCTGTAATGCTGAGTTACCTAAACCTGCAATCAATGACAATGAACTTGGTCCAGATTGCATGACTGGTCTTGGTGGTGCTACACCAGGTTCAGGTGCGATAGCAACATCACTGAAGGCTCTATTGTTTGCTGAAATGAGTTCATTTCTTAGCGATTGATTTTGTGTCCTATATCTAGATTGGGCGCTCATTAAGTTTTCAGCCATAATCGCTTGATTTCTTCCAAATGCAGCAAGTGAATCATTATCAAGACGTTGCGCGGATTTACCTGTTGCACCGCTGGCTGCTTGTTTACCTTGTAATTTTGTAAGTTGTACAAGAGATGATTGATTTTGAAAAGCTGCTGATTTGAATGCATTATTTAAGCGGGTTTGCTCTGCAACAACTGCCCTGCTGTATGCTTCCTCATTAGCCAACGTTTGCTGTTTATATTGTGATATTTGATTTGCATAGCGTACTCTTTCACGGTTCCACTGTGCTGCACGTATCTTCATTTGATACTTATAATTAGAGACAGCAGATTCATTTTGGGCACGAGCTGCAGCTGATGCAGATTGATGTTGACCAATTGCACCTAGAGCACTACTGCCAAAGGCTAGAGCACCTAAAGTTACGGGTTCACACATTTGCTAAATTCAATAAAGGTTAAATTATTGGGTCCATATGTAATCTCTCTTAAGAACTTGAACCCTAGGAACTTAAGTAATTTCAGGTGAACAGTATTTCTTTTATCAACAATGTTCCATAGCCTTGGCTCTGGTCTACTGTCAATAAAACGTTTTGCTTCTCTTGCAAAGGTAATCGGGTAGTCATGAATAACAGGTGTACATAACATCCACACCGATCCTTCATCACTTACACCAGCAATACCGGCAGTCTTGCCGTTAGGCATTGTGAAATATATGCAATACCCATACTGAGAAAAGATAGGTATATGAATGGTTGGTATATGACCATGCCCTTCAATGACCTCTCTAGCGTCATCTGGGCGGAGATTAGAGGCTACCTCATAAGCAGCCTCCAATGTAATAGGGTGAATAAGTTTAGACACGCTGATAATATCTGTTTGAATAGTCACCCTCCCACCGCAATGAGTACAATGTTGTAGGTGCTGGATACGTAGATTTAATAGTAATATCTAAATTAGTGTTTCTCTCATACAACGGAATTGTTTGTTCTGTATCAAATTTCTTAGGATCAGCTCCTGCTAAATATGCATCTTGCATAGTTTGTTCATACTTGACAGAGTATGTATCTTTACCATACCTTTCTATCTCAACGTCATATACATTTGTAGTGCCTGTATTTAGCTTTATTCTATGGATAGTTAATGATGCAGTTGTGTCAGCTCTAAAGGCTTGTTGCTCATTTTTTAATACATAGAAGTGTGGTAGCTCTACAGACATCTCATATGGTTCTCCTCCTATAACTTCAGAATTATCAATATTCTCAGTAAAGTTCTTATAGTTATAGTCTAGATTTACACCAGGCGGGGTCCACGCATCAAGATATACTTCTTGATTAGGATCTGATTTCATCAAGAATAATTTATTGTTATTCTCTACGACTACAAAGTGATCCCCTTTATTTGAGAAGTGAAATATTAATGGATCAGGTAGGCTGATTTTAGTCCATGAATTTTGTACATCTCTCTGACTTCCTTCCTTAAAATACTTATAGAGCCAAAGTGTTTTGTCACCATACTTCCCAATAATAATACTATCAGTCTCCATAGAGGAGGAAATTAATTCATATCCATTATCAAATGAATCTAATAGAACTTTACTTCGTTCGTTAATATCTACCTGACCTTCACGGAAGATGTTTGACATCTCCAAAAACTTAGCTTTATTTTCTGAGCCACCTATAAAAGCTATGTTAGTCCCAAGGTTTACAGGGTCAGTATTTATATTAAATGGGTATGCAGCTATCTGAGATACCTTTGCTGTGCGAGCATCAAAGACGTCACTATCTGTAGTTAGAATAAATTGTTGATCACTTGCAAAGACGACCATCGCATTATTAACTGGAATGCCAGTATGCAATACTGAGGAGTACGTAGTTGTGGCTGAAATGTCAATAGGATCAGAAGGACTTGTAGTCAATGCCGTAGAAGAAAACCAGTTGTCATAGTCCCCTGCTGCAGTCGAGATAATATTTTCTTCACTAAATGCAATTATTCGATTACGGAAGAAGGATAAGTTTGTAATTGTATTGTTTACAAAACTTGGATTGAATCTATCTGCATCCCCACAATGTCGTTCGTCGTATGAAACTTCTGTTATTACAAAAAACTCATCCCCAAAATCATCTACATCATGCACTAAAACATGAGGCATAGTGAGCGCATTAAACGACGTACTTTCAAGAGGTTTTGCTATCTCTTTCCAGTAACCTTGCCCGCTTGATGTTGTATTTCCGCTGCCTCTATTCGGTACAATATCATAGTCATTTACAAATTGTACGTAGTAATCGTCATCCCCGCTAAAGCTGTTTTCTACTTTAACAACAACCCCGAACTTACATTCAAGTGGTAAGTTGGAAGCATTGTTTACCACCATCAAGGGATTTGGTGAGTCAATACGGTCGTTTGGATTATTAGGATCCGGTAGAGAGACAAACTCGTCTGGCTTAGCTTGCGCTACAAGTAAATTTGCTAAATCTTTTTCGCTTGTCTCTACAAGAAACGGTTGATTTGATTCAAGATAAATACCGTTACCAACTATTTCTACAGTATGAAATATAGAATCACCGTTTGAATCAACTGCGTCATTTATAAATGCATTTTGTAATGCACCTAGAAGTGCACCTACTGAACCGAAAGGAGTTGAAGGTACTGTGGGTGTAATTTGAAAGTCTGTTGTAGATGATACATTGACTACTTCTTTTACTTTGAAGGTAAAGGAAAAATCCTCCCCATCACTACTATTTCCAATTAAATTTCCTAGTTCAGAACTTGTAAACTCAAGAGAAAAAATATCATGTTTTTTCCAACCAAGTCCACCGTTCAAAAGTCTACTATCAAGTATTCGGTAATTACAATAAATAGTTGGATCATCTCCACCTTTTGTAGCTGGTTGAGCAGTAAGTTCAATTTCCATTTCTACTGGAGCAGCAGAAGTGACAATATTGCCGTTTGCATCTAATAGCGGACTTCTTGTTTTTTTGCCATTGACCTCCTCCTTTTTACCTAATTTTACAGAGGTAGATTTGCGCCATCTATTAACAAGAGGGCAGCCGTCCAATCTATTGTTGTTACCACGTAAGCCAGCAGTACTAATTAACTCAACATTTGTTATTCGCTTAAGAGATGTTGGAGTGCTATCAATGAGATCTACATCGAAGGTGTATGATCTATTCGGATCAAAGACAGTGAGTTCAATAAAAGCCTGATATGGCCTATAAACTTCCTTGCTATTTGTCATTCCTACTTTTACATTAGGATTGACGATAAATGCAGTATCGTTTATTGCAACCTCTCTTAGTTTTGGAGGGGAATCGATTGTACTATTTTCAAGATAGTTAATATTTTCGTGAATTTCGCTAACCGTTGCTGGACCATATGGCTTTGCATTAAAGATATTTTCTTTCTTGTAGTCGTTTAGTCTTAAAGGACCATCGTATTCATATACAGGTACTTGTGTTTTTTTGTCAGAATTTATTATACTGACATGCCCAGATGTACTTACATTGACAACATATCTAAGGTGTTCTCCATCCTCATCTTCACGATACATGCTAAACCAAGTACCTCCGCCATCCACGTCACTCGGTAGCTCAGCCAACAATTCATAACCAGGTCTTTTAACTAGACCCTTTGTCACATCAGGAATACAGTTCACAGCATTCCTAACTTGACCAGGTTTTTTTAATTCATCAGGTTGTTCATTGATTCCCTGTACAAAGTTAGGAATAATCTGTGATACAGAAGTCATCGTGCAAGTGTTCTATAAGGTTGATACGATTGATAGGTGGTTTCAGAAGGAGTGCCAAAAAAAGAGCTATCGCTTTGGTTGCATTCATATTCCAGACATGCAGCTCTAGCTTGTGCTTCTTGTGTTGATAGACTTTGACTAAGTTGAGGATTGCCTACAAGTTGTGTAGCTGCCCTACCACTAGCCCGCAATGTAATCAGTCGTTGGAAGGCAGTAGGAATGTCCTCGTAATCTATGAGGAATACATAGTCTAGTTTGATTGGCCTAGAAAATTTATATGAATGATTGTACCTATCATATAACCGTTTTCCACGTTTTACTGGATCACAGTCTCTATAGGTCTGTCCTTCGGATTTATCTAGACGAATTACATTAGGTGGGATTGTAATTTCTTGATCATCATTAGGCAACATTTCAAAAGAGTATTCTGTATTAAACACCCATCCTTCTGATTGGACATCAGTGTTTACATCTTTGAGTAGGTTATGGACAAATGCAATTTCAGGGTTGATATAAACAAGATCAGGTTTATCTTTTTGATCTCTTTGATAGATACGCGATACTGGTGACTGACCAATCGCTCCCAGTATAGAATTTACACTGGAAAGTTCGGTTTCAGTAGACATAATATACTAGGTATGAATAAAAAAAAAGGGACCCTAAGGTCCCATAGTTATCAGGAGCGATCCCGAGCTGGTGCGTCTGCTTCCACAGGGTGATAAGCAAAGCGCAAGTTCTTAGTCTCGCTGTAAACAGTTGAAGCGGAAACGGCAGAGCCGTATCCTTTTGCAGTCTTAGCAACAGAAGTACGAATGGCAGTGTTACCGCCAGAGATACCTCCAGTTGCTCCGCTGACACCGTTGTTGCCAGCAGCAGAAGTTTGATTTGCCATAATCTCTATAAAATAATATTATCAGGCAGCCTGCAGTTCGATAGCAGCAGCAGGGTTAAGTGTGCCAGCACCCATGGCAAGACGTCCGACGACGACATCACCTTGGTACATAGTCTGCACATCTGACCCTGTTGTTTGAACCTGAGGTCCAATACCTTCAACAACAGCCGCAGCGTCACGCATATAGATCAGACCAGCGTGGTTAGTGAAGTTACCGGAGTAGTCATTGTTTTCACCATCAACACGGCTAACATTACCAGCCAGGAAAGGCAGGTTGTTAGAACGACGGATGGAGATACCAGCGATCTCATAGAGACCTTCACCACTGTTCAGGCTGCCCTGTGAGGCGCCAAAGTCACGGTTAAGGATGTTTGTATCGACCTGAGAAATCAGAGCGTAGTATTGCCGTGGAGCCAGGACTGCGAAACGACCAGAAGTAGGTACGTTCTTTTCATCTAGGATTGCACTAGCTTCAAAGAAGGCATCTACAAGAGCCTGAGCGTTGTACTCATTACCAGAGCCAAGGTTGATGACTGAACCGCCGGGTTCGGGACCAGGTGATGCAGTAATAGGATGTGCTTCACGAGCAGCCTTAGCGATCATACGGAAGATCTTCTTGTCATAAGCTTCAGCCAAAGCATGACCGATCTTTGCAGAGATCTCAGACCTCAAGGAGTAATGAGCAAGTGTCTCATCAAGCGAGTACAGGAAAGCGGAGCTGACCAGTAGGTCATCCATTACGATCGTTTTTTCTGCCACAGGAGGATCACCACTACCTAGGATTGGTGTCCCAGGAACATGGTATGAGGCTTCCATTCGTCCTGTGTAGATGAACTGAAGTGACTTGCCATTACGGAGAGTACGGGACTGAACTGTACCTTTAGCGATACAGGCAGACTCGTAAGCTTTGATCATCTCCATGATCATCCCTATTTTTCAATAGAGCATGGACTATATCTTCATCCCATAGGGATGCTGGACTCTAATGATGTATTACATAACCAGCGGGCTAAACCATCTAGTCTCTGAACCTTCCTTACACGCTTGTAAGGCTTGGCTGCTGATTGCCATATCCAATAGGACGTAGGTTTCCAGCAATTCATCCAGTTATCAATTTAGAATTACTTCTAATTGGGGCAAGATTATTTACCCGAGAACAACTTGAGGTAAGTTGCGTATTTGGCGTCGTAATCAGCACCACCTTGGGAAAGACCAAGGCCAGGTGTAGAGTTGATATTACCTGTTGCGGTAATGTTTGTATTCGGCGGAGTGCCGGGATACGGGTTTGTTTGTGTAAGTGCCATTTTAATAATGTGTAATTAATATAATCGTTCTTGCTAGCAAAATTTTTGTTCTGAAAATTAAAGGCTTTTCAGTTGCCGTGCACGGCTGAGTTGTCGGGCGTACCCGGCTCAACCAATAGGAAGGGGAGGAATCGCACCTCCCGTTGAATCTTACTTCCTCAAATAAGCTACACCTCGATAGACAAGCTTGATTTCTTTGTTGAGTTTAGCTTCTTTCTTTGCCTTGTTGACAATATAGCGGGCTTCAATTGTAGACATAATTAACCTCCAATCCTAACCCCCCGTTCCATGAGTTAGTTGCCTGCGTCCATATGTGATTCTAAAACAATCTTCGTAAACTCTGTTTCAAGATACATTATATCCATTTGTTCTTGTGGATGACCACCGGACCATTGCTGTTTATACAGACGTAATGCTTCTCTAATTATCAGAGCATGTTCAGAATTGAGTTTAATTTCATACATGGATGAACGTACGGCGAGGTTAGAAGAATCCAGGAATCAATTGACCAGTCAAAGCGTAGGCACCAATAGCGGCGACTACACCAAGCATTGCTAGACGACCGTTCAATAGTTCAGCGTTTTGTTGGTTGTAATTCATTTCTTTTTGGCAGTCTTAGCAGCTCTTTTAAAATTTGCATTTGTAGGCGCACCTTTGACACCGGGCCTTCTCATCTTTTCACCACTTCCAGCGGCAATTCTTTTTCTTTTTGCATGAATGTTGGCATACAAGCCAGGTCTTTT